GTTTGATTGTATCAGGAATGCCAATGACCGATGAATCAGGAAGTTGACTGATATATGAATTCAGTTTGTAATTCCTGAAGCAAAGGTAAATAGTAAATCCTAGTAGCAAAAGTACTAAGGCATTCTTTAGGTTTTTCTTGTTCATAAGCTAACATGTTAATTATCAATGACTTGGCATTCAGTTGCCAAGAGTAATACATACTTAATCAATTCAAAATCAATCAGTTACGTTCTTAGCTTGTTCTCCTTCTCCCTTAACAATCCCTTTTCCTTTCAGATTAGAATTATGTTCTATTGGCTAATAGTCTAATAGCTATAGGTAAGCTAAACAAAAAAGAGAAAATATATAAAAGAGAAAAAATAAAAATTCAGGGTATCTGGGCTTTCTTAATACATCTCCTAAACCAAACCCCAACTTCATATACCGAACCCTTGGCAATTGTATACCTTGCCTTGTTTAACCAGTAAAGGTAATTCTCTTGGTCAATGTAAATCTTAAACTGTTTGGGAAATCCCATGATTGCCTTGAAATCATTAATCCCAAGAGGATATCCATCTGGTCTAAATTGCCTATCTGCAGGTCTTAAAGTTAGAGGTGGTTTATCTAACTCCAATCGATATACTCCTGGGAGAGTACTCATCTTAGCAGTCTTAATGGGCCATTTCTTCTCTTGCTTGAAAGCACTATTCCATAATACTTGAATCTTCTCAACAGTCAGATTCTTCTTTTCCGGAAGCTTTCGATAGTCATACATTGCAAGGGTCTTTTCTATCGGGATGTTATAATTACTCCCGTAAGGAGATACAGAGAGCAAATCTCTAGTAAGTTTTGGAGTTTTTACTTGGAATACTTCATTAAAAGCATTCAAGTATTTCTTACCGGTTTTCTTATGCACTCCAATAACGATTAAACGTTTCCTTGATACTTGAGAGTTCCCATAGTCAGAAACTGACCTTTCATGAAAAACTAATTTATAGTCCTTAAAGGTTTCCTCAAAGAAATCCTTGGGAAGCAGAGATAGCAAACGAGGAAGATTTTCAATAAGAAAAATCTTAGGCTTATAC